CTACTTGAAGAAGGGCAATGGCTCTGTTGTTGAAGTCAGCAGTAACAACACCCACACGCATTCTGCTGCTGATATTACAAGTGGAACTTTAGGCAATGCTTATACAACGGCTACAGATGCTGACACAGCAAGCACGATTGTTCAACGAGATTCTATAAAAGGATTCGCGTGTACAAAAATAACTGGCGGCAGTTCAGGACTCACGCTTGCGGGATCAGTGACCGTTGTTGATTCCAAGGTCTACGCCGCAGGAACACTGCGATCTATATATGTAGATCCGGCTCAAGGAAACATTCAGACTGTTACTGGATCCGCAACTGGAACGCAAAACGCTTATGCGTATAATTATAATGGCGCGAGTGGTCGAGCCACTACCGTTATTTTTGTGAATGGTGGGTTAATGAACGGCTCGGCGGTTTGGCATTCGCATGATTGGTGCCGCTTACATCGGAAGTCAACGAGCAAACTCGCGCCTTCTGCTAGGAACTACACTTTTTACTAACAATTTAGATAATGTGTACACGGTTCCAGCAGGAACGGTTTATATCGAAGTGGATATGTACGGCGGCGGTGGCGGTGGTCAAAATGGTTTTTATCAACCTGCTGGCGGCGGCAGAGGAGGACAACCAGCAGTTATATCGGGTGGCGGTGGCGGTGGTGGTGGTGCTAGATGCCGACATCGCTATTCAAGCAACCTCGCGTCTGGAGATTTAATTTACTTCAATATTTCAAACGGAGGTGCGGTGACCGCAAACGCGGCGGGTACGTCCCTCAATTCCCATCTTCGGGGTGTAACGACCATTTTAAATTTTTCCCCTGCACCCGTAGCAGGAGGTGGTTTTGGTGGGGGGAGTGGTACTGGTGCCGGTGGTGGAAGTGCCACAAACGGAAACTTGTCAAACCAAAATGGAAATAATGGGGTTGGTGGTACTTCTTCTGCTACTGTCGCTCAGGACGGTAAAGATGGAGGAAACCCTGCTAGCGGAGGTGGAACAACAAAAGGATTGGGTGGACTTCACGCTACCAACACTCCTCCGACAGCGGGTACACAACCGGGTGGTGGCGGTGGTGGCGGCTATGCAAAATCCGGAGCGTCATATGGAGGTGCAGTTGGCGGCAAATGAAAGCATACGGATAAAACATGGCAAAGACAACATACAAATGTAATTGTGGTAAGACTACTACATGCACGGGTAAGGACGCTGCAAAGATAGTGTACCCAAAGAAAGATAAAAAATAATGATTCATACACACACAATGTCTCAAACAAAACAAGCAAGAGAGGATATGTTTGTTGGAATAACTACTGACAACATTAATTCCACAACGGCTTATAACGAACACACGACACTAACCTCTATGGCAAGTGATGCCACAAGTTTAATTATTCCCTCAGGTTCCTATACACATGTGCGTATTCATCCTTTACTGCTCAGCTTCGCAACTAGTGCTGGCTTTCGAGTAACAGGTTGGTCGAAACTAGGTAATAATTACTATCCAACACTGTTGTTTGTAGGTTCAATTGCGGGAGTTCAGGCTTCTACAATGATTACTAACAACTCTGTTGCCCTTAAAGGTGTACATGGTATCACAGCAACCGCTGGCATGGGTGCAAACACATTAATTAATAACGCTGCTGTGCTGTCGGTAGCATCAATAGTTGTTCCAGTGTTTGGATGTTCCCATGTTGAGGTTGATTTTATCTCAGCTACAGCCACAGCAGCATACGCTAACATCTTGTACAATTATTGCTCTATTGGTTAATCTATAACTCTATAGCCTAACACAATTATTTATAAGAAAGGAATACTATGAAGAAGAAACCAGCTAAGAAGATGATGATGGATAAGAAGATGGACAAGAAGATGGCAGTTAAGAAAGCCGCTTCCAAGAAGAAGCCTTATTAAATTTAACGAAAGATACACAATATGAATGAAGAGACTCCCGATATGATGGAACAATCCTCCGAGACTCCAGTCATGTCTTCGGAACAATCTCTTACATCGACTCCAGAGGATGCTCAGCTTGTTCGTGAGAAAGTAGCCTTTGATGCTTATGTAAGAAACCAAGGTATGGCTGTCCCTGAAAACTTCAAGGATGCCGGAGCTTGGTTTGAGAGTTTAAAGACTGCTCAAAAAGGATACACTCAGTCACGACAAGAAGTTGCAGACCTGAAGAAGAAGTATGAAGCAACCCCGTCAACTACTAATCCAGTTACGGGACAACCTGTGGTAGAACCTGTGAAGGAAGTAATTCCTTTGTTACCAGAGGTCTTAAAGATTCCAGAGAACAAGGTTGAAGAGGTAGCCAAGGTAGAAAATATCCCGGCATCCTCAGATGATTGGAAGCAGTGGACCATTGAGTTCACCGCCAACAATGATCTTTCGGCTGAGACATTGGAAGTCATTAAGAAGAAGACTGGTCTTCCTGATTATGTTGTTAATGAATATATGCAGGGACAGAAGGCTAAGATTGAGATGGCTTATACTAAGGCATCTGAGTTAGTTGGTGGTCGGGAAGAGTTGAGTAAACTCTTTGTCTGGGCTAGCAAGAACCTCAGTGCTGCAGAACAAGCTTCAGTCAATCAGAACCTAGCATCAGCATCTTGGGATGTAGCCCTCTATGGGCTTCAGGCTAAGTATGCTAAGACCACACAGACAAGCAAGAGTGCAGAACCCAAGCCAACCGCAAGAGGGCAGATCCCTATTGCATCGACTCAACAGGGATTTACTGCTTACCAAACTAAGCGTGAGTTCTCTGCAGAGCGTAATCATCCGGGCTTCAATGCCGATCCTAAGTATCGTGCTTATGTTGAGCAGCGGATGATGCGTACTAACTTTGAAAAATTACCCAAATAATCCGTAACAAGACAACGGATCGACTGAGGTTAGCCAAAGGGTAAATCCCCCTTTATGGTAATGGATAACCCTTGGCTAAACTCACTCAACAAAAAGACTCCCTTAGGAATAATCGAACGGTTGAGAACTTTTTTGTCTTACAATTTGATATGAATGATATGATCTTTTTTAAGAAAGAATACTACTATGGCATTTTCAGGACATAATATTGCTGCTGGCGACCTCGCTCTAACACGGAGTGATGTCTCAGCCGAAACTTCGGGTGGCGTAGCTGGCGTTAATAAGCTCTGGCTCCCACTCTGGTCTGGCGAAGTAATCAATGCATACGATCAGTTCAATGTATTTGAAAACCTCATTACGAATAAGACCCTCACTGGTGGTTTCTCATACGAGTTCCCAATCACTGGTACTGTTGGTCTGAACCCATCGTGGAATGCTGGTATTGAACTCGGTGGTGATACCTCTGACAACAAGAGCACCACTATCAAGGTCAATCTTGATAAGCGTCCTATGGCTGCTCACTTTGAAACTGACAATGTTGACTTGCTCGTTACTCAGTGGGATTACCGCTCTGAGTTGGCTCGTCAGGCTGGACTCACCCTTGCTAGCACCCGCGACCGTCAGATTCTGATGGCACTCGTTGCTGCAGGTTCAGTTCCAGCACTCGCTTCGGATCCTCGTGGTCTTGCAGCGGCTGCTTTCCATGTACCAAGCCAGATTGCAGACACCATTGCAAGTGTTGCAGCAGCTACTGATGTCGAAGGACTCAAGGTTCTCCAAGCTATCGAGGATTACCTCGTTGTTTGTCAGGAGAATGATATTGGTGTTGGCAGCGTCTATTGCGCTGTACCTCCAAAGGTCTTCCAAGTCATCCGTGCTCTTGGTATTCCACGAGCACTGACTAACAATGTTAATCTTTCTCAGGGTGCTCTTGTTGCTCCTGATATGACTACTGGCATGAACATGATGACTGACTCTCTTGATTACATGGGTGTCAAGATTATTAAGACCAATCATATCCCAAAGATTAACCACACCACCGAAGCCAATAACATTGGTGGTTCAAAGTACAATCTTAACTGCTCACAATTTGGTATCTTTGGTATCATCTTCCAAGCAGAGTCGATTGCTGGTCTATCCCTCATGGGCATGAAGGTTGACACCGTACAGGATGTTCGCCGTAATACTCAGTTCACCGTAGGCAGCATGCTTAAGGGTACTGGTATCATCAAGCCTGAGATGGTCAAGCTCATCACCGCTGGCTCAGCTGCGGCTGCTGCTGATCTTCGTGCTGACATTGCAACATACCTCTCATCCACTACCGCTGGTAACTGGACTGGTGGTTTTGCT